GACATACAACGGGAACGCGTGGGACGCGCCGGTGTTTGGAGTGCTAGTGATCGTGGAGTTCGATTTTGACCACGGGCGGCGATTGGTGATGGCCGCAGATTATTATGTGTATCGAGACTACAGNTGGTATGGTGTGGACTGGATCGGGATGGTCGATTATCTGGCCCAGCCTGGCCCAAAGCGGGTACTGTTTGGGCGCACTGTGCCGAGTGATTATTTCAATAAGATGGTGAAGCGCGCCAATGAAGACCCCGATTTTCCTATCCGGACGGCCTGGGGGGCGCGTGAGCGGAGGGTAATTGACTAATCCATCCTTCACCCAGGTTGCTTTTCGCGGTCGCAACGATGACGGATCCGAGAGCGGTGCGTCCTGGAAGGCCGCTCAGAATATCAACTGGACGCAGGATACCGGCCAGAATTTCCGCGTCCGTTTTCTGATCGACGAGTCGGGGGCGAAAGCCTGGACCAATAAAATCTGGAACCTGTATTACTCTCTGAACGGGGGCGCTTATACCGCGGTCAGCGGGACGACCCCGGTGCAGTTTGCCCTGTCGAATAACTTCGCGGATGGGGATGACTGCACCTCGCAGCTTACTGGCGGAAGTGGCGCCTTCGTTACCAACAACAACGGGATGAAGGAGGCGACCGGCGGGGCGATCAACTCGGGCGCGATCGGAGAGTATTTCGACACCGAGTGGTGCCTAACGCTTGACGCTGGTCAAGTGTCGAATAACGACACTATCGCTCTGCGCATCTACGACGGAGCGACGGCCATCACGGCATATACCAATACACCGACGATCACGGTCGTCGAGGGGACGCAGTTTCAGCAAACCGTTGCCGGCACGCTGAACAGCAGCGGCGCGCTGCTCAGGCAAACGCAAGCAGCGAAAAGCGGATCGACGACGCCCGCAGGTGACCTGCTCAGGCAAACGCAAGCAGCGAAAAGCGGATCGACGACGCCAACCGGGACGCTGAGCAAGCAGGCCCGCACCTCTAAAGCCGGGACGCTGAACTTGTCTGGCGCGTTGAGCATCACCAGGCTGAAAAGCCTGGCTGGCACATTGACAACCGCTGGCGCGCTGACGCGCATCGTGTACGACATGGTTGCCGCCTGGGTGATCGAGCACGTCTACGACTACCGCATCCGCGCCCGCGTGATGCGGCGCAGGCTGATCGCCAGCTTGGTCGAGAGGATTGGCGGCAACGAGTTTTCCCAATCCATTTCCGGGACGCTGAGCAGCAGTGGTGTATTGAGCAAGCTGATAAGCCTAAGTAAAGCCGGGACGCTGAGCAGCAGTGGTGTATTGAGCAAGCAGCCCCGAACTGCGAAGACTGGCACGTTGAGCAGCGCGGGCACCCTGGTGGGCCAGGCACGTAAGGCTCTGGACGGCATGCTCAGCAGCGCAGGAGCGCTGATCAAACGCACCGGCACAGCCAAAGCGGGCACGCTGAATAGCAGTGGAGGGTTGCTCAAGCGCACAGCGCGAGGCCTGGCTGGCAGCTTGTCCGGCAGCGGGGCACTGGCCAGGCAGGCGATCCTGGCTAAGATAGGCACGCTCACCAGTTCCGGCGTATTGAGCGGGTCGAAAGTGACCTTGCGCAGCCTGACGGGCACGCTGAACAGCTCAGGCGCCCTGGTGAGAAAGGCCGTGAAATCCCTGGCCGGCGCGTTGAGCAGCTCCGGCGCGCTGAGCAAGCAGGCCCAAGCTGCCAAGGCTGGAACGCTCAGCGAGAGCGGCACACTGATCAAGAGAACCGCTACTGCCAAGGCCGGCACGCTGAACAGTTCCGGCGCTTTGGTGGCGCTCAAAACCTTCTTGAGAGCCCTTACCGCCACGCTCTCCAGCAGCGGTACGCTGAACAAGATGGTCAGGACGAGCAAAGCTGGGATGCTCTCCAGCAGCGGCAGTCTGACCAAACGCGCTGTGCGGGCATTCTCCGCCCTGTTGAGCAGTAGCGGGAACGTCACAAAACGAACCGGCGCCACCAAAACAGGCTCGCTCGGTTCATCCGGTGTTCTGGCGGGACTCAAGACGATGTACAGAAGCCTGGCGGGCGCGCTGTCCTCTTCCGGCGTATTATCACGCCGCCCCGGGAAACAAGTCGCCGGGACACTTATCGAGAGCGGGGCGCTGAGCGTATCTGCCCGCAAGGCGCTTTCGGGCATGTTGTCTTCGTCCGGCAATGTCGTCAAGCGGATCAGACGCAGCTTGAGCGGCGTGCTGAGCTGGCTGGGCAATCTGGCAAGCCAGATCATTGGGCCGGCGGTTGGCTTGGAGGAGCTGTATCTGCACACAGAATCGCTGGAATTGACCCTGTGGACGGAGAGCACGGAGATTGTTTTGCATGATGGATCGCTGGCATTGACTCTGGAGGATTTATAGTGGCCGATTACCCATATTTCAAGAACTCGCCGAAGCGAGTGCTTTCCTGGGAGCGCAAAGCCTTCTATTTTGATTCCATCCCCCAAGGTGGGTCAGTTGTACCCACCGATGTCACAGTGCTTTTGAAGGAGCTGCCAGACATGGAGGACGTGTCTTCAACGAAACTGAGCGGGTTCGCCAACGTAGCCACGTACACGATCACGCTGCCGATCGTGCAGGACCTGGAGCGCGGCAAGGAATACGAATTGTGGGTGGGCTTTATCAAATCGGGAAATACATTCGGAGATATTTTGCACATCATCTGCCCGCGGTAGCTGTCGGCAGTTTGCCGCATGGAATGTATATCGGCAGTAATACTGCCGCCGGTATTACTGCCGATAGCAGTATTACTGCCGATAACACGAATTATCGATCGAGGAAACGATGTCCACTTTGACCAGGTTATCCACCTTTAATGATCGCCTGGACCGCCTGATGATGGGGATCCGCACGGATGATCTCTCGGAGACCGACAGGGACGCGGCCATCCGCCACGCGGCGCGCGAATACGGCCAGGACCGCCCGCGGCGGGAGACGATCGAGTTCGCCGGCGACGGCGGCTCGTATTACCTGATGTATGGCAATGCCGAGGACGTGGACGAGGCTGGGCGAGATGCGGGGATCGACCTGGCCAGCAGCGGGGCGGACCAGAAACTTGGCGTGCTGTTCACGCTGGACTACCGAATGGAGGTGCATCAGGTCAACCTGTGGCTCTCCAGGACGGGCACTCCGGCAGGCACGTGCAGCGTGGCGCTATATACGGTGGCGAGCAATCTGCCGGACAAATTGATCGCCACTTCGAGCGACGTGGACCCGGATGGATTGGAGGGCGCGCCGGCGGGGATCTACAACCGGGTGCGCTTCCCGTTCCCGGCGGACGAGATCATCGAGCTGCCGGCGGGGACGTACGCGGCGGTGCTGCAAGCCAGCGGGTATACCTACGCCAATGGGACGACCGAGATCATCCTGGGCGTGGACCAGAGCGGGGTGACCAACACGGTGGCCACCTACAACGGCACGGTCTGGAGCGCCTACGGGACCGATAGCGCGGGGATCGTCGAGGTGCTGGCGGGGATCCCGGGCTGGCGTGACGAATCGGGAGCGATCGTGAGCGTGGAATACCCGGCGGCCAGCATCAGCGCAAACGAGCAGCCGCAGATGCTGGAGGACGAGGATTACCGCCTGTTCCGGGCTGCGGATGGTATATGGATTTACTTCCCCAACCACGCGCCGGCGGCGACCGAGAAAGTGCGCCTGACCTACAGCCGGCCCTATTCATGGCTGGAGGCGGCCGACCCGCTGATCGACACGCCGGAGATCCACTTCGAGGCGATCTGCAACCTGGCTGCGGCGATGGCCTGCGAGTGGCTGGCGGTGCGTTACGGGCAGAATCGAGACAGCACGATCAGCGCCGATTCGGTAGAGCGCAGGACCCAGGCGGACGTGTACATGAGCCTGGCGGGCAAATTCCGCAGCGCCTACAAGATGCTGGTCGGGCTCGGGAAGGCGGAGATATTGCCCGGGCAGGTCCTGGCGGACGTGGACTACGCCTACGAGATCGGGGCGGACTTTCTGTTCCACCGCAGGGGCAGGAGATAGCATGGCCGGCCCGATGATCGAATTCGAGATCGACGTGAGCGAGCTGCTGCGGTTGGCGGCGGCGGTCCCGGTGCTGGAGCGGGCCATCGAGGAGGAGGGCGCGCTGGCGATGGAGGAGAGCGGGATGCTGCTGACCGGGATGGTGGCGGCCAGGACGCCGGTCAATTATGGGCTGCTGCGCAGTTCGATCTCCTGGCCGGCGGGCTTCGAGACCCAGGGCAGCATATTAGACACTCTGCGCGGCATCGTGGGCGCCAGCGACAAGCCGGGCACCGGTGGGACCTCCACGGCGACCTACGTGTGGTACGTGGAGGAGGGCACCGGTCCGCACTGGCCGCCGGCGGGGCCGTTGAAATTGTGGGCGATCCGTAAGTTCGGCGACGAGCGGGTCGGCTATGCGGTACAGCGAGCGATCGCTATGCGAGGCACGCGGGGCGCGCACATGTTCCAGAAGGCCTGGAACGAGGGCGGCAGATCGGGCGTGACGCGCATCTGGGATGGCGTGCCGGTGAAGTCGATGGTCAAGTTCAGAGGAGCGGCTTAGGTGGCGTACAACGAAATGACCATCCGGGCGCGGATCGTGACGGTCCTGGAGAGCGTGACCGATGTGGGTCTGGTATACGATTACTCACGCTGGGCCGGCGATTGGGGGAAAACGCTGGAATTGTTCAAGACCACGATAGACGGTGTGGATCAAATTCGCGGCTGGGAAGTCACGTTCCGGAGGCTCCAACAGAGCGTGATCGGCTTCCAGGGCGGCGGGATCGACGACACGATCCTGGTCACCTATTCCTATCGCATTCGGGGATTCTTATCATTCAACGATGCTGACGAATCCGAGAAGACCATGACCGCACTGGCGTTGGCGATTGTGACCGCGCTGGAAGCGGACACGGTGCTGCAGGGAGAAGTTCTGGATCGTGAGACGCCGGTGGTGGCTGAGATCATTCAGGAGGAGCGCATGTTCGCCGGTATTCTGTGCAATTACGTGGAGATGCTGGTGCAGCCGCAGGAGGTGATTTGATGGCGACAATGTACGAGGTGTTGATCGGATTCAACGTGGAGCTGGCCGAGGGCGAGGTCTGGAAGGGCAAGGCCGGCGGCAAGGCCGGCGTCATTTGGAAATACCCCGATGGGCGGCGGGAGGTGCGCTTCGAACCGGGCGAGCGGACGAGAGAGCTGCCCGAGCAGACGGATATCGCCTGGCTGGAGGAGATCGATGCGATCAGGCAGCTTCCCTCTCCCCCTGCAAGGGAAAAGATGGGGCAGGAGGTGAGCGATGAGTAAGCTGGCCGGACGTTTCACCCAGATATTTTTCGCCGGCTACGATCTGACCGGCAGGTCCAACCAGTGGGAATTCAACGACGAATGGGTCTCGGACGACGTGACCGCGTTCGGGGAGGGAGCGGTCAACTCGATCCCGGACCTGCCGCAGGTGCAGGTGAACGTGACGGCGTTCCTGGACCCGGCAACGGCGCAGAGTCACGAAGCGCTGAGCACGCCGGGCGGGTACACGGACGAATCGATCTGCATCCTGATCGGGCAGAACCAGGCGGTGGCGATCGGCGACCCGGCGCTGGCGGTGCTGTGCAAGCAATTCACTTACAACCCTGCCATTGCAACCCGGAGGGCGGTGATCGCCAATGCCAATTTCCAGAGCGCCGGCGAGCGGCCGGGTTACGGCGTGGTGCAGGCGAACGCAACGATCACCAACACGACCAACTTCACGGAGGTGGACAACCTGGCGTCTTCCGCCAACGGCGGGGCGGGATACCTCCAGGTGGCCACGCCGGCGCTGACAGACAGCTACCAGGTAAAGCTGCAGCACGCCGCGACGCTGCCGACCTACGCCGACCTGGCGACGTTCAGCGCCAACGGGCAAAGCCGCACGAGCGAGCGCCAGGCGATCAATGGAACGATCAACCGCTACACGCGGGCGGTGGCGACCCGCACCGGCGCGGCCGGCGACAACTTTAAGCCGGTGGTGGTGCTGGCCAGACACTAATCTCATCGGCAGAAATACTGCCGAGACGGAGGTAAAACGAGATGCCAAAACTTGCAGGAAGATTTTTGAAAGTGTACATCGACAACGGCGCAGGCGCGCCCCAAGATGTCTCGGCGGACATCGATTCGGTGGAGATCCCCGACGAGTACGGTTCGCTGGACGTGACCGGATTCGGCGAGGGGGCGGTCAACAGCATGCCGGGCATGCCCAACCTGCCGATCCGCATGACCGGGCATTTCAACCCGGCGGCGACGACCGGGTTGTTCACGGTGCTGAAGAGCATCGCCGGCCTGTACCAGAGCTCAACGGTCACGGTGCAGGTCGGGTTGAACGCGGCGCCCGTTGCGAACAACCCGGAGTTCGAGGGCGAGTTCTGGCTGGCATCGTGGCCGAAGAGCGCCACGCCGGCCGGGAAGATAGTGATCAACGTCAATCTCGAGGTATTCGGCAGCGCCGCGCCGGCCTGGGGCACCGTATCGTAGCAATGCGGCAATTTGCCGTAAAGGAGAGCTGTAATGGCAGAGGAAAATGTAGTGATCCGGATCGAGTGTAGCCTGCCCGGGCACGAGGGCGGCGCCAACAAAGTTGGCGAGCACGTCGATTTCAAGGGCAAGGGCTGGAAGTACCGGCACCTGCG